TTTTAAAGAGTCGATAGCCGCATCTAGTTCCTGCCTTATGCGCAAAGAAGAAAACGTATTATCGTCGGTCGGTGCCGTATTATTATCGGTCAGAGCAATAATACGAGACTTTATTTCAAATAGGGAACGAAGAGATGAAAATACATTGTTATCGGATGATGTACGCCCATCGTCCATCTTTAATACGTTAAGATCAACGCCACCGCCATTTATAGGCGTTGGCGTTGTTGTACTAATACTTACCGAACTGGAATTGCGTAAATACTTATTCCGAAACGAATGAGGCACTTTTTTATTTTCTACTTCTATCATGTTTCTATTAATGATACGTTACAACTTTCATTTGCGTAATCAATACTCATTTGATCTACTATCATTTCTCTTTTGAGGGAATTTTCATAAATCCTAGACAGTATCGAAAAGCCACGATTCAAATTATTGCTGTATCTAAATTTAGGAGCTTTATAATGTGTATAAAACTTGTCTATTAGTATTTGTTCCGGCAATACATTTTTATCGTGCAACGGGCTATATACCGTTTTTAAATAATCAAATTTATCCCCTGATTTGGTAGCGCAATTTGAGTAAGAAGAAATATTTTTTGCGTTTGAGTTGATTAGTAGTTCGATGTCGTCCATTTCTGTTACATTATTGTCGTTTATCACGTTGCTGTAAACTACGTCGGAGTCGTCAACTGCATTATTAAATATATCGTATGTAACTTTATTGTTAGTATACTTAAATGTGAAATCGGATATATGAAAAGCAGTGCACGGGTGACAGCCTCCATCCGTTCGATACATAGGATATTTTCCTAAATGATTAGGAGTGCTTACTTCAAAGCGTATCTTTCCACATAGTATTTTATCATCTGGAAGTTTAATCGCGACTCCGTCCGTTGAGTCATACAAATTAAATCTATAACTAACAGTATTCGTTAATCTCTTTTCATCATCGAAAACTTTATCACCTTCTTTGTTTATATGAACCAAATAGAAACCATCTTTAAGCGTACATTCGTCGTGATACCATTTTTCGACAAAAATATCTTCGCCATTTTCCCTATACGCATAAACCTTATTTCTATCCTCGAACCCGCCGGAAGCTTTTTCACCGCTAGCTGAATCAGACTCGCCCTTATTTACAAATCTCCAATCTCCAAATGCATCCTTATACCTATACCATGTAGCCCCTTTATAAGTTAAGTTATGCGTATTTTTATAATAGCCTCGATTTACTCGATCCATATAATACTTTTGATTTCTCCATACTTCACCATCATAATAGTAATCATCTATATATAATTTGCAAGGAACCATCGTATTATCAAATCCGGCGCCATATTTTGTATTAGAGTATACTTCATCGGACGTTTTTATTATATCGTTTGGAAGAAAAGAGCCGGACATTCTATAAGCGATATTTATTATGAAATATCCTCCTTTGAATAAAGAATACTCTCCGTTTTTCAATGTTAAAAGAGTCTTTCGAGAAGCACTAATTATATTATACGCTTGCAAGAATGAAACGCAGGTTTTCCAACTTAAAGAAGACGGTTCCCCGTCCTCTGTTGTGTATTCGCTGTACTTCTGCCATACTACACCGGAATATATATCATTAACGTTGTCGATAGTCACTTCAACACCTTCCGCCGGAATATCAAGAAAGGAAAAACTCGGTATCAAATACCCCCAATTCTCTTTAGATTTAAAAAACGAATTAAGAAGAGTGTAATTCTTCCCGTCTATATCCTTACTAGATATATAGTATTTATTGGGATCAGAGTTTTGATTTATTATATCCTTTTCGTCGTCGAGCAACTCCGGGCATAAGTTGGTTATCTGATTCATATTAGCAACAACAGATACTTTATTATACACATCACCAAGCGATATACTTCCCACGCTTTCAGATACGCCAATATTACGCACATTCAATAGTGCGGAAGGGATTGTTATACTTTCACATGTATCGCTTATTCTATCATAAACGAAAAAATGAAGCTCGTCGTTTTTGATAAAATCATAGTCGATCATATAATAAGCATCCTGATACTGAATGAACGTCATACCAATATATTTAGAGATTTCTTCTAAAACATCTCTACTATTCATCGGCTCGTTAGCTTCATCAAAGAAATTTCGTTCATGTATATAAATATCTTCTATCAAAGAAGTAGAAACATCTTTCGAGATTCTATTAGTTTTTTGAAAGTACAATTTGTTTAGAATCTTTCCGGGATCGGCAATATCAAGAATGTGCATTATTACATCTTTGAAACTTTTAAAATAGACCTCGGAAGAATTAATATAAGAGTACTTCTTATTTTCCAAAACGGAAATAGTATCGATTGCCTGTATCTCCACTATATTAAGCGGAGTTATATAATCGCTCGAATATAAATTTGGACTCATATATCCAAACCACTCTAAAACATCATCGGTTTTATTATACAAACGAACTTCTATATTTTGCCCTTCGGCTGTATATAGGTCTGATAAAATTTTATCTGTCAATATGCTTGTTACCGAATTAGACATTTTCAACGGCTTGTATAGAGTGTCCGATTCATACTCAACAGTAAACGGGCTATCTGTTAGGGTGAGTTCTTCGGAATACGTTGCAAAGACCGTATGAATTTCGATTCTATACGTCTTGTCTTTCCTGCTCTTAAACTCTGAATAATATCTTAGTTTCATCTTACTTTGCTTTTCTGATTATAATGATTACTCAAAACTCCTTCCAAATCTCTTCCATGTATGCGAAACGTTACGTTTGCGGGCTGATTTCCATTTTCTGCAGACGGTGCAATCTTTTGCGATAAGGAGCCATATAAACCGCTATTAAGCATTTGAAACAAATTACTTTGCTGTGATCCGTTTAGAATCATCTCGCCTGAATTGAGTAAAGCCGGAACTTTATCGCCTGTGAATGATGTGCCAGGCACAATACCACCCGTTGCGAATTTAGGAATACTAGCCATTGCAGCGACGACGGCAGCAACGGCGGCTCCCGCCAATAACCAACCGACAACGGGCGTTTCTGCTGCGGAAGCTACGCCGCTAACTACTGCTTCGGTCTGTTTCGCAGTTATTAACGATTGAATAGCCGGAATAGCTTGCGCAATACTGGATATAACATTTGCGCCCCATTGAAGATACGCCGCCGCACTTTCATTGGTTATTCCAGATAAAGACCCCATAATACTACCAACTGCAGATAGAGATTCGGCATACCTTTCATTCATGTCTATATCTTCTTTTTTAAAAAGCGGATCATATTTCGGCAACTTTAAGTTTTTACCTTCTTTCCCATGAGTAGGAACTTTATCTTTATACGTTGGTTTTACCGGAAGAGACAAAGCGCCGTCTTTCATTTCACCATGAGCACTTTTGAACGTTTCTTGCTCTACAACAAACTTTAAACTTATCCTCTTTGATTCGAGTTCATTAATTGTTGCTTGAATGGCGGAACGCGCTTGCATGTCGGTTTCAGCAATAAGTTTTTTATTTTGCTCTGCGATTTGCGTGTCATACCAAGCGATAGAGCCCTCTTTCGGTTCTTCCTTTGGCGTTTTCCCGCCCATTCCTGACTGTGAAGCGCGGTTCGCCGCTTTCGTCATACTAGATAAATTCCGTCCCGCCGCCTCTGCTGCCGTTGCAACGTTTATTAAATTCTGCAACCATTCATCACTCTTCTTTACTAAAATCGCGTTATATTGTATTGCATCCTGATACTTCGATAACATCGGGCTTATTGCCTTACTCAATGCATTTGTATCTGTTGTTGTAACCGTGTGCACATTCATTCCAGAACCCACCGTTTCGTAAGTTGTGAATTTGGCTTTTAAACGATCGTATTCATCTACGAAGTCTTTATACTGTTTCGCTAATTGTGCCTTTTGTTTATCGCCTACCGAAGATACATCTAATCTCAACACTTTATCTATATCTATTGCCGAAACATCTACGCCGTCAAGTCCTATTGCCGCCTTTACCATTGCTTGTAATGCGTTTTGACTTCTTTGTTTATATTGTCCTACGATTTCCTCTTGGTCTTTCAGCGTCTTGTCTAATAGTTCCCTAGCTGCTTTCTTTTGCTCTTCCGTTGAATCCTTATCTTTTAAGATAGTTATTTGTTCTTGTATGGTTGCTTGATTCTTTGCATCAAAATAAGAGAACGACATTTTTGTATTTCCTAATTGATCCATCGCGCTGTATGCTTCGCGTGCTAGACGTATAGTTTCGGTTAACCCGTTCATGAACGGCGTCCAGTCTCCACTACCGATAGAGTAGAAAAACTGGTCTACGCCACCTTTTAAGCCGTCCATAGTACGGGCATATTCATCTCCTAGCGTCTGACTGCTATTCATTACTTTATTGAAACCCTCCGAGGCAGTTACAGCAATACCAAGAACCCCGGCGAACTTCATAACTCCCGATACTGCAACGCCGGACATTTTAGAAATGTCGCTTTGAAAAGCGTTTACATTCTTCTTCGACTTATTTAGATTTGCGTCAAAGTCATTCGTTTTAAGCAATAATCTTGTTACTATATCAGACATCTTTATGCGTGTTTAATTGTGATTCTACTTCTTTTGCTTTAGCTCGTAATCGTTGCATCTCTTCGTCCGTTACGCTCGTATCTTTCTTTTCTTCTTCATCCCACGGGAACCGGAGTATATCGGTTTGCTTTAGCGTTTTAGTGCTATTCGATTGCGCTATAATGAAACCTAGCAATCTAGTTTGTTCCCACGCTTCCCGATTACGTCGATTCAATCCGTCTATAAACGATTCAACCTCGATAAAGTCCATTTTATCGAGGAAGTAATCGGGAGCGATCCCACCCTCACCGACAACGCGCGAATAAAGTTCGCGTATACTTACGGCTTTCGTTTCCGCGTCGTCACCTTCTTTTTTTTTACGTCATTTCCTGCCGATTGCGAACGTAGTTTGATTTCATCCAAAATAAATTCTTTGAATTGTTCGAATAGCGTCAAGTCATTTTCGCATAATTCGATAAATTCCTCAAATTCCATTTTGAACAATTCCTGATTAGAGGCAAGCAGGAACGAATAAAACAAAAGAAACTCGTCTAACATCTTCCCGAACTGAAACGGATAGCCGGATATAGATTCGAACACAAAGAACGCACGAAGCGTATATTTCAAAGAAAAATCTTTTCCGTTAAGTGATATTGTTTTCATTGAATAAGTCGTTTAGAGGGCGGCAAAACACCGCCCGTAAGTTATTTACTAGCTGCTTCCTTTGCAAGCGGTCCGGTTCCTTCGAAACTGATTGATAGTGTTGCTTTGTCACCATCCGGCGCATTTGCTTCTAGCGAAGTGATAACCGCACTACCTGTATATGCACCTTCCGCTAGCGTCCATCCGGCGGCGGGCATTTCGTTTACGTCAGGATTGCCAACAACGCCAAATTTCAGAACAACAGGTTTATGCGCCAAGAACAAAGCGAATAGTTTATCGTAGCTATTCGCATCTGCATCCGCGCTAAACACATTTTCGCTTGAAGCGTTCCAAGAAAGTTTCTTGATGTCCTTCTCCGTCCAGATACCCGAATCTTTACTTTGCGTGTCGATTGTTTCAGCCGAAAGCCCCAATTTGCAAGATGTGGCAAGTGCGATGGCTTTACCGTCGATGAATAACATTAGGTCTTTTCCTAACACTGATTTTGCTTTACTCATAATTTTATCGTGTTTTAGTTAATTATTCAGTTTTAAATGAGAATACGAGGCTTTGAATAAAAGTATCTTCTATAAAATCCTCATTCGCACTAATTAGTTTAGAATCGATCACATCGAAGTTATCATAACTTCCTCGTTTGTTTTCGAGTGATTTACGTACCTCTTCCGCGATTGTTACAGAGTTCAAATAGTTATCACTGGCGACAACGATCTCAACCGAAACTGTGTCACCTGTGCCGTACCTATCTTTCGTATATTCCGGCGTTAAGGAGTTGCGTTTGTAGATCACAAACGGAAAAGATGTTTCCGTTTTGGTCGAGATAGCATATATTTTATCAGAAACCAATTTTGCCAACTCTGTAGAGTCGCTTAATTTCTTATATACGTGTGCGCCTATTGATAAACTCATTTCTTTTTATTTGCTACTTTCATTATAGAATCAATTATATTTTTCTCTAATGAGCTCTCTGCTTCTTTCTGCTTCGATTTGACCGCATTAGAAAAGAAGTGGGAAGCATTTATAATACCCCTATTCGCTCCTTTTTTGGTAGCTCGTTCTTTTGTTCCTGATTCGAACCATTTCAGCATATAGGCGCGTGATCCCTTTTTGCGTCGGTCGATCAGGTCGACCCGTGCGCCGGAAGCATTGCGATAAACTGCTATGTTTATTTCGTTCTTTAACGGTTTGAACGATACGCCATTCTTAGAACTGCTAAATTCCGCATCATTAACAGCAGAAACTAGATTTTCCTGTGCCTGTTTACGAATGATAAGAATCGACTTTCTAAGAGCGGAGGAAATTGCCTTCTTTGCTTCTTTATCGTTCAACCGTTTAAGTAGTTCGTTTACTCGCGTTGCATCCACTTCGACGCGATACAAGTTGCGCCCGGTGTAATTGTCGTTACTCATTGATTACCTCCGCTTCTATAACCGTTGCTTGTTGCTTCCGGTCGTGATTGATAGATAGAATCTTGTATTTCTGCCCGTCGTATTCGATCCTCATTTTAGCGTTGATCTCTTTACAGATGCGAATCATTATCGTATTAACGGTCGTATTATATATCTCGCCGTTCGCTTCTTTACGTGCACCCGACTTAAAGCGAATGTATGCGCGTTTATCGAATACTTTCACCCAACTTTCAGACGTGCCGCCCAGATTATCGCGCTTTGACTCGCTACGGTAAAAAGCGATCATTTCGTTTAATAATCCTGCTTGCACTACGTATATCGTTTTAAAGGTTGCAGTAATAGTTCTATGTGTCCCGGAATAACTTGCGGAGTGGCAAATGTTACCGATTCACGGTTTGCGTAGTAATTCGCTATAAGGATGCGGATCGCGTGCCAGATACGCCGATCTATTTTTGCGTCCTTAACGTAGGTATCTAGCGGATTATTTAGATACGATTCGATAAGAAGTTGAACGGGGTCGATAAGCCCGGTTATATACGCGTCGTCCGTGTCGAAGTCAACGTTTAAATGCTGTTTGAGTTCTTCGAGTGTTACGTATTGTGCCATATTGTATAAATTAGAAAGGGCTAGAGCCGAAGCCCCAGCCCTTTAGTGAATGATAGGTTATAGGGTTAAGCAGAAGCCTTCTTCTTTGCGATAGCAAAGGCTTCCGGGCGTACTGCCAACTCGTCAAACTTTGTATTTAATACAAAGTAGGTGAGATTCTTTTTCGCTCCTGTGTATGGATCAACAGTCAAGCGCATTTCTCCAAATTGACCTACCAACGCATAAGAGAAAATTCCGAACCCAAGAATGTCATCACCGATGTATTCCGTTGAAAATACCGGATAACCGTTAATCTTTCCATCTTCAAGAATCATTCGAGAACTTCCCGCTTCGCGTGGAGTAGATTCAAGATCGGCATAAGTGAAAGCCGAACAAACATAACAGGCGGTAGCATCAGCAGGAACACCCGCTTTCAAAACAGATGCTTTCAACTGGCAAACATTTTTCCAACTCAAAGCGGAAGTATATTCGATATTCGGAGTTGCTTTCACAAATACGCCCTCACTCGCCTTTGATGTGATCTTAGTAGGTGAAAACATCCATTTGTTTAACAAGCGTTGCAAAGCCATTGTAATTTGTACTAAAACAATGTCACGCAAAGCAAAATTCGTTTCGTCGATAGCATCATTCGAAACAGGAACGGACAAAGAGCAACGTTTCGGAGTCGGAGTCAACTTAGAAATGTCGATCTTTGAATCGTTTACTTCGGCGTTCTCGTCCTCAATTGTAGCTTCAACACCCGACACAACTGGAAGAATCCATTTGCCATACATTCCGCTCTGCATCTTGCACCCTACTTTGTCAAGAATCAACCCTTTTTCAAGTGGCAAAATAACGTCTCCAACTGTTACGGGGATCAACGGATCAGATGCGGCGGTATCCATGATATTTCCAACGGCTCGTTCGTGAGGAATAACCAACCCTTTATTTACAATAATACCTTGATACTTGTCCGATGCTCCATTATTGCGCAACAAACAAACCGCTTCTGCGAAAGCTCTTTCA